AAGCTGGCTTGGAGCCTGGCTGTTTATCCTAATGGTCTTTTGTTCTTGGACTATCCTGGTGCCAGGTGAAATCGCCTTTAAATTCTGGAAGTGGACACGGATTCACATCCGGGGTGTCGAATTTGCGGCTGCAATAAACCCCGCTGTGATACCAGAATTAACTCCAAGCCCTTACGATGCCGGAGCGAAACTGCTGCCTGTGGTGAAACTACCGCGAGCTGAACCGATCGCAGCATTACCACCGCGAGCTGAACCGATCGCAGCATTATCACCGCGAGCTGAACCGATCGCAGCATTACCACTGCGAGCTGAACCGATCGCAGCATTATCACCGCGAGCTGGACCGATCACAGCATTACCACCGCGAGCTGGACCGATCGCAGCATTACCATCGCGAGCTGAACCGATCGCAGCACTTTCATCGCGAGCTGGACCGGTCGCAGCTAATAACATTTGTGGCGCCATCGCTGCGTTGGTCCCTCTTCCGTTACAAACCGTGGAAGAGGTTCGATCTCTAAATTCGCATGCCGCACAAACTACCCGTCGCATTCGCGCAAACCCCATTCCTGATTATCATATCTTAAGCACTGGTAAACCCGCAAAATCCGGCGAAGCCGGGGAAGGCCAGGCCTTGCTTGACAAAGGAAGTGTGAACGACTTGGACGAAAGTCCGATGGCGAAAGCCTGCTCTTCCACTCCTGTGTCAATCCAGGCGGCGTTCGATAGATTAGATCGGATGGACGAAGTCCAAAGGACCCTTGACCAGATAGGATTCCTGATGAGACTTGCCACCGAAGGGACCGACGAAGAACTCAAGAAGGGACTCGCTCTGACCAAAGACGAGGCACGCTGGATTGGTGCACGGACTTTACTAGAATTAGTGAAACAAGGGGGTCCCACCAACAGTGATGCCAACATCAGGGTGAAAGAGATTGAAGCCCAACTTGAGTTAGAAAGGATTAAACCTGTCACGCCGTATGATGGAACACAAACTTGGCACCACCAAGTAATTGCAGCCCTGCGGGCCATCACAGAAATGGTGAGTGACCGCATTGGGGGTATCATTGCTGCTATCATCCATTTCATTGAAACTCGAAGCCATACGACAGCGAGCTTTGCAATCAAAGTCTGGCATTCATTGTCGTTCTTGGCCGAGTTATTCGTACAGGCAGGTTTGACGTGTATTAATGTCCTCCGTTCAGCCGTTCATTCAATGATCGATGAGGTTTTTGAACCCTCTCACAACAAGAGATTGAAAACGGCATGGGCGCTAGCAGGACTTTTCAAAAATCCTTGGCTCTCCAGGAAGAAAAGGTTCGAGGAGAATGTCGCCTTCGCTTCCTACCAAGGTCGCCGGGATTTCATCCCGGAGTTTCAAGAAATGATCGACGAGATCAACACTTATACTCGTCGACAAAACAAAGACATCCCCGAGTTAAGCCTCTCCTCGCAATTTAGAGATATTCGAATAGGCCGGCCTGTCATGACAGATGAACAAGCAGAATACCTGGGATTACAACCCGGAGAATATGTCACGACAGAGAGAAATGACGACCGAAATCGAGTCTACAGAGAGGCAGGCATACCAGTAAGTGGAGACGGCGTTTTTCTTACCAGACAAAACGACCCGTTATTCCGAAGCACATTCAGGTACACTCCTCAATATTTAGATGTGCCTGACAAAGTACTAGCCCATGAAGTTGCAGATGCTCTTTTCGAGCAGTATAAACCAGCTCTCGCCGACATGCAAATCATGACACCCAATCAGGTCTTGGCATACTACAAGTCAAAGTTTGCCCCTGGTTCACCGTGGATATCACTATACAAAACCCGCCGGGAATTGGAAGATGCGGGGATCACAGATGCTCTCTTCGAAATGATCGAAGATCGACTTGCATCAGGTAAATACCCCACAATGTTCCACAAGGCGTTTGCAAAGGCCCAAGTGGTCAACTTGGAAAAAATCCGCCACGGGAAAAATGTCAGGACTGTAGTCGCCGAAGAGCTATTAACATACTTCATGAACATGTGCATGGAATTAGAACGAAACAGCCGCCACGACTGGGAAAGCACCGGCTTAGGCATTGG